AGTAATGTTTGATAAGGTAAAATTCAATCATCTTAAATTACTAATGACCAAAGGAGATATCAATGAGTAGTGAATGGTGTCAGAATAAAAAATGTCCCGAAAAGAAAAATCAAAATCAAATTCGTGGTAGCAAAGGTGCTAAGTATTATCAATCTAATAAAGCACAAAAGTATTTAATACATTGGTGTTCTAATGGTTGTCGTGATACTTGGTTTAATGACAATGCAAATACTTGTATGCAAGCAGTGGGTTTTATTGATAAGCAAGTTATACATTTGGCAGATGCTTGGTATGTAGAGTATAGATATGATTACAGAGCAGAAGGACATAATCGTTATCATTTAAGAAACTTACTTAAAGGTGTTGATCAAAATATAACAAGAGAACAAGCACAAACACCAGAACAAATATCTAATGAAAATTGGTGGTACACCATATCTGACGCACAAGCTAAAGAACTAGCAGTACAACTTGGCTTAGCTAGTTGACACAACAATAACATTAGTATATTATATAGGCATCACTTAGGAAACTAAGTGGTGCTTTTTTTATGGAGTTTGTCTTAAAAACTGTGCGAGTAATGTCGGCAAAAATAAACTTTAAATGCAAAGTTGCTAGCGTGTAGGTATATCTAATTAGACTAAAAATCTAAACATGTATAGTAGGTTTTTCCATAGCAAAAAGCTTCCATTAACCAACAAAGGAGTACTCATGGAACAAAAAGAGATACGACTCAATGCTGATAAGCGTAAGTCATTAGTGATTGACTTTCGTAAGCATTGCGAATCATTGGACACCGAGGAAAAAGAGGCGTTCAAACAAGCAAGAGATGACGCAAAGTCTACAATGCAATCCTCATTTGCTACTTGTAAAGAAGTAGTTGAAAGAAGATTCCCATTAGAAGATGTTGCGACACTTCAATCACTACAAAAAAAGCACAACACTATCAATGCAGTAGGCACAGATAGTTGTTTCTTTTTTAAAGTAACTGACGCACCAAAGGTGCTTGATCAATACAATGATGAAGTAGATAAGTCCAAACATTTTTCGTTTGAGTTAGACGGAAGTATCAATGGAAACTATGGTAGCCATTATGGTCAAGGTAGTAGTAATAATGGTAAGAACTTTGCATATGCTATGTATCGTGAAGATATGAAAGCAGTAGGTTTAAATCCAGACTGTAATATTGAGGCTGACTTACAAGCAGAAAAGTCAGATACAAGATACAGTAGAAACAGCAATCCATATCTATCACAATGTAGAAATGACAATCATCATTGGCTACAAGGTGGTCAAGGTGGTGGCGATAAGTATGGTTCATGGAAAGATGACTATGCTTTGCACATCATTGGTACGGGTGGCTGTCGTTCTCGTGCAATACCATGTTCAGACTTAGAGTTTGCTAAGTTTGAAATGATGATTGGTGCTAAACAAGAGGTAGTCAATACTCACACACAATGGATAAAAACTGTTGTAGCTAGAGTAAGTAGATTTAAAGAGATAATTAAATCTATGACTAAGTTCTCTCAAGTAGAAAAGTTTGCTAGTCATGACAAAATACAATGGAAGATTGATTCTAGCATACTCGCAGATAAAATGGGTATGGACTTGGTTATCTCTATTGATGACGCAGCCGATTCTATTATGAATATTGGTAAAGCTAAACCTACAAGAGATGAGAAAGTACTTGCCTACAAAATGGCAAATGATATTAGCTTAGCCTCTTAATAATCTAACAGGTATAGGGGAGAAATCCCCTTACCTTTTAACACTTGACATACTAGCAATAGTATAGTATATTAAAGGCATTACTAATTAATTTTAGTAGTGCCTTTTTTTTAACCCAACAATAATAAGGAGAAGATATGAGTACATTAGTTGCAAAACTACAAGATCAGTACGAAGATCAGTACCAACGGAGTATTACACCCGTCGAACTGCGTCAATTAGACTCAGTAGAGAGTACATTTACGCTAAATAAACCTAGTTATGCTGTGCTTGACACAGAAAATAACAAAGCAATACATCTACATGGTGCTAACTACCAGTTGATACCCTATGCAAAGATATTATCTGGGCTATCTACTGCATTAGATAAGTATGAGATAGATATAAGTGATACATCTATTAAATTTAAGGTGTCCCCAGACTTAAACTACATGAAACTTAGGATTTTGTTTGGAGATACTGGAGATTTTGGTACTTACTCTATGAGCCATGATGAAAATGATAAGTTAAAGTTTGGTATTGAAGTTATATCTAGCTATGATGCATCAATTATCTATCAATTAAGGTCAATGTTTTTAAGATTAGTATGTGCAAATGGTATGAAATCATTTGAAGATATTAATTCATCTATGAAAAGACATACACTTAAGTTTAATCTTGATGATTCATTTACTAAACTAAAAAATCTTAACACAACCTTTAGTGATATGAAAGATAAAGTAGAAGTGTATCAAAGTGTTGAGTTAGGTAGACAAGATGTTGAGAAGTTATTTAGAAAGTTCTCTAATAATTCTGATGGTAAGTACCATTTACTTAATAATGTATTAGAAACTGATGCAAATAAATCAACACTCTATGATGTGTATAATGCACTAACAAACTACAGTTCACATAATGAACGTGCTGTTAAGATAGGTAAGAGAGATAGTAAAGATTATAAGATTGAATCTTCTAAGAAGGACTCTATAAGAAGTAGTGAGGATAGAGATTTTGAAGTTAGAAACTTTCTAAAGACTAATGATTTTATGTTCTACTACCATCAAGGTGTAGCCAATCAAGTAAGACAATAGTAAATGTTGGGGGGCTAGTATATAGTATTAACCCCCCCTGCAATGACACGATACTATAACATATTTTAAGAGATAAACCAAGTGGACATAGTGTCGCACCTATGCTATAATGCTAACAAAATAAAGGAAAATATATGAAAATATTTATACCAGAAAAAACAGATAAAACACCAGAAGAAAAAATAGGTATGGCAAAGATACAGATTATGTTTGAAGATTCATTTGGTATGTTCAATGCTAATAGTGGACACATGAAAGATGTACACAAACAAAGAGAAAAAGAAAAGGCAACTAATTGGTTTCGTTCTAAAGATTGTGAGTTCTTTTGTGATCTTGCAGGCACAGAACAAGATCATATAATAAAATTACATGATCAGCTGACTTACCAATACAATACAAAGAAGATAACACTTGAGCAAGTAAGATTTGCAATAAGAAAACTGGAGTTAAAGATATAAACACACATCAGTTGACATAAAGAATTTATTATGATACAAGTAATAAATAACCTATAGGAAAAACCATATGGATAATGATAATAAGATAGTTAAATATAAAGGGTATGTTCGTAAGAGTGCCATTAATATTTTAGCTTGGTTAGAAAACAATCCTAATCCTACCCAAGAAAAAGCACAAGAGTTGCTAGAATTAAGGGGTAAGATAAAAGATGCTATCTTTAATTATTTTGATAACATAAAGGATTGGGAGAAACACACAACAACATTACCTTTAGATGAAGCTAGGTTGCTTGAGCAGAATAAATGGCTCGATGAAACACAAGGCACTGAGGGTAGTGGAAATTAATACATGGAAGTAATAATTACTTTTATGTTTATGGGTGGTGGCTTTGCAGAAATACCTGCAAGGCTACAACCCTATGAATTTTGTAGTGATAAAGCACAAGAGTATATTACCTATGTGGAAAATATAGATTACGAAGAAGGCAATGGTCAAGTGTGGATACATGGTACATATAATAATAAAAAAATATTTGCTACATATTGTAAAACACCTGACAAAAAATATTGGGTAAGTTATTATGATCCAGAATATGAAGAAAACAATAAGTAAAATAAATGTATGGTCATTGTATTATCGGACAGAGATTGTCTGGTTTATACTTGGCTTTATTATAGGAGTAATAGTTATATGAAAACAATAAAAGAAATAGAAAAAAAGATAGGAACACTATCTAATCCAAGTAAGATGCCATCATTTGCATGGGGTATACCTATTGAGTATTGTGTGACAGGCAGTAAGCTAGCACAGATAGAGGGTACTATCTGTAATAAATGTTATGCAGGTAAAGGTTGTTATGTATTTCCTGTTGTAAGGGCTATGTATGAAAAGAGATACCAAGCTATTGAATTACCAGAGTGGGTAGATTACATGTCAGAACTTATTACACAGAAATATAAAAACCTAGATAAATCAAGGCGTTTTCACCGTTGGTTTGACTCTGGTGATATACAATCTTATGAACATCTTATGAAAATATTTGAAGTGTGTGAACTTACACCACACATAAAGTATTGGCTGGCTACAAGAGAGTACCAGATTATTGATAAGATTACAGAGAAAGATGTACCAAAGAATTTATGCTTACGAGTATCAACAACTAAAGTTGATAGCCCACAACCTAAGTTTTGGAAGTGGACTTCTGGTGTGCATAAAGATAAGAAAGCAATAGGTCATGAGTGTCCATCACAAACTCAAGATAATAAGTGTGGTAGTTGCCGTGCCTGTTGGAGTCGTAAAGTTAAACAAGTAAGCTACGAGGAGCATTAATTATAATGGTTAGAGTTAAAAAATGGTCTATGTTAATAGAATGGGAAGATGACACCTATGATATTTTAGACCAATCAAATATAGAAAATGAAATAAAATTGAATAAAGATATTCAATCTTTTTTTAAAAATAAATTAGAACCAGAATATAATATGTATATCTATTATGATTATAATGGAGTTAAACATTAAAGGAGAAATAATATGGCAGATAAATGTACAAGTTGGGCAATAATTGCAACAATGGAAAGGTCAGATGGCACTTGGTATGATGAAACTATTACAGAGATAAATGATGATACAGCTTCAAGTGTTGATGAATTTTTAACTGAGTACTGTAAAGAAAAAAATAAGGAGAAAGAAAATGACCAGAGTATCTAAAAGAAAAATAAAAAAGTTTTTAACTTTAAATTTCTATAAGAATAAAGATTACTATAACAAAGAACTTGAGATAGCCATAGAAGTTATACAAGATTTTTTAAATTGTGAGCCAGTTCATATAGGTAGACTACAAGGTAATACTTTTACTACAGTATACGAGATAGATGGAGAGGAGAAATAGCCATGAAAAAAAAAATAACCATGAGAGAAAAAGTAAAAGTATTACTACCAACTTTTGAATATGAAAAGATAAAAAAAATAGGTAAGATACTAAAGTATTGTGAGGTTGAGTCCGAAAATTTAAATGAGGTAGCAGAAAGTTTTAATGAAGATGATATATGTTGTGAAGAAGATCACTGCCACTACCTTAAATATAGTGAGGCAACCCCTGAATCAGTAGCATTAGAATTAATCTATAATTTATATAATGTTTTAGAACACCAGTCAAAGAATGATATGAATAAAGAAAAACTTAAAAATGTTTTTGATAACTTTCATGAGGAGATATTTGATGCAGTAAGAGTAGACTTGCATATAGCGTGCTTTTCTTATCCTAATTGTGACATAGATCCAAATGGATGTAGATATCAAAGAGAAGATCCAGAACCATATGGTCATAGAGATTAAAAACATTATGAAAATTAAACTACTACTCATAGTATTTTTGTGCCTTGTATCCTGTAAAGATTTAAACATAGACCCAACAACAAGTATACTTAAACATATAATCACTAACAAGGATAAGTAATGTTTGAATGGAAACACCCTAATTATTATAAAAAAATGAAAAAAGATTTTCTTAAAGAAGCAAAGAAAGAACAAAAAGAATTAGATGAATCATATAAGGAATCTGTTAAGCAAACCAAAGAAAGAAAAGACTTGACAAATAAAGATAAATGTGATAGGGAGAATGATGATGAAAAAATTTAAAGTAAGAGTCTTTGGTATGGGCATAGATGCAAAAGCATTAATACCATTTCCATACGAGCCAACACTAGAGATGATTGAGAATGCAGTTGCTGAATATTTAAATGAAGGGCTAATGAAGATAGAAGCCGATGACTTTTTTGTAAAAGATAAATACACAATAACATACGAGGAAATATCTACTGAATTATAAACAACAATTAGCAGTAATAGAAGGACTATTCATTCCACCAGATACATCTGTTAGATTGGATTGTCCTTTTTGTTCTGGTAAAAATACTTTATCAGTAGACACATCAGCCAACAATCTTAGTTGGTATTGTTTTCATGCATCATGTAATGCCAAAGGTAAATATCAAGGAGAAAAAAATATGAACTATGTAACAGATACATTTAAACAGAAAGAAAAAATACAAAATTTAAAATTTGAAATGCCAGATAGTTTTACATCTGTATATTCAGATGAGAAAGCAATGAAGTACCTACATAAAAACAATTGTTGGGAAGCATGGAGTTGGGGTAGAGCCACAATAAAATTTGATATAGCACAGAACAGAGTAGTCTTCTGTGTTAAAGACCCAGAGACAGATGAGATTGTAGGTGCAGTAGGTAGAGGATTAAATTCTAAAGTATATCCTAAATGGTATATGTATGGTAATAAAGATGTACCATTTACTTGTGGTTTAATAGAACATAAGGAAGCTATACTCGTAGAAGATTGTGCGTCAGCTTGTGCAGTATCTAATGTATTAACAGGCATAGCTCTAATGGGTACATCATTAAAAGAATCTCATAAGAAACACTTGACACAGTACGAAAAATTGTATATAGGGTTAGACAGAGATGCAACAACTAAATCATTTGCTATTGCTAATGAACTTAAATCTTATGGTGTTAAGAATGTTCATGTTAAAACATTAGAAGATGATTTAAAATATTATGGAACACCAGAAATAGAGGATATGTTTAATGATAGATAAACAAATAATTAAACTAATGTTAGGTAAAACTTTTTATACAGAGTATAAAGGTCAAGTATCTCGTAATGTATTTCAAGGTAGCTTTGGTTCCTTATATGATACAATACAAAAAGCACATGAGAAGTATGACTCTGATATAAGTATTGATGAGTTGTATTCTTTACACACTACTGTATTTAATCCTGCACTAACACGAGCAGCGAAGGAACAGTTCAGTGAATTACTTGAAGATATAAAAGAAACACAAGAGCCATCAAAAGAAATAGCAGATGATATTATAAAAATTTTAATTGAAAGAGATGTTGCACAGAAAATAGCAATAGAAGCTACTGAAATATTTAATGGTAAACCTGCAGATTTTAATATGATTACAAGTCTTATTGAAAAACATAAGACAGGATTACCTGCAGAAAAACTAGAAGCAGTAACAAATGATATAACTAAACTGCTTGATGAGTTAAATGTTGTAAGTAAATGGCAATTTAATTTATCTGTACTTAAAAATAACATAGGTGGAATTGGTCCAGGAAATTTAATGATTGCATTTGCTAGACCAGAGACAGGTAAGACAGCATTCTGGGTGAGTCTTGTAT